TAAATCACTTATAAGTATGATTAAGTCAGGGAAGGACGTGTCTCAATCCTTCCTTGCCGAGTTATCATATACTATAGAAAATACGCAAGAGGAATACATACCAAGTAAAACTATTAAGCCATCATCATTATTTTGCCCAAGACAATCTGTATTTCAGATAATTGGTGCAGAAATGGATGATGAACAAAAAAACGAGCAAAGTATTGGGATTTGTGAACTTGGAAGTGCAACACATTTATTTATACAAAACACAATTCTAAAAAGTAGAAATATTGAATATCTAAATGTATCAGATTACATAAAAGAAAACAATATTGATTTAGAGGTTACAAAAGAATCTGATTTTGAAAATGGAGAACCAGAAACTAAGGTTTATTCTAAAAAGTTCAATATTAGTTGTTTGTGTGATGGTATAGTAAAATTCAAAAATAAGTTGTTTATCCTAGAAATAAAAACAATATCAAGCGGACAATTTTTCAAACTTGATGGTGTTTTAGATAAACATAAACAACAGGCTATATCATATTCAACACTTTTTGATATTTCAGATGTTTTGTTTTTGTATATAAGTAGAGACTTTTTTCAGATGAAGTCATTCATATACACACCAACAAATAAGGAGAGGCTTGACTGGCAGCAAAATTTAGAGTATATATTGAGTTGTGTTAAAAATGGTGAAATACCACCAATTCCAAAAGAAAAAAGTGGAAAATTCTGTAATTATTGTAGATATAAGAATTATTGTGAGGTGGTGAGTTAATTATGCGTATTGATATAACAGGAAGAAGATTTGAGAGACTTCTTGTGATAAAGGATTGTGGTAGGGATAAATGGGGAGATACATTATGGTTATGTAAATGTGATTGTGGAAGTGAAAAAATCACAACAGGAGGTAGCTTGAGGTATGGTAGGGTTAAGTCTTGTGGATGCATACACAAGGAATTTATATCTAATTTAAGAAAAACACATGGTATGTCTAAAACTAGGTTTTATAATACTTGGCAACTTATCGTTTCAAGGTGTTGTAATAAAAATAATCCATCTTATATTTTGTACGGTGCTAGAGGCATCACTGTCTGTAATAGGTGGAAAAATTCATTTCTAGCTTTCAAAGAAGATATGTACCAATCTTATTTGGATCATGTAGAAAAGTATGGAGAAAATAATACATCTATAGATCGTATTGATGTTAATGGAAATTACGAACCAGAAAATTGTAGGTGGGCAACAAATAAGGAGCAAATGAATAATCAGAGAACAAATAGATACATAGAAGTTGATGGAGAATGTATTACGGTAAAACAAGCATCAGAGAAATATAATATAAAATATATCACACTAATAACAAGATTAAATAAAGGTTGGGATGTTGAAAAAGCGCTTACAACACCTATTCAAAAAAGAGGTGATGAGTATTGAGTGTAGCAAAACAATTTGAGAAGAATGTAGAAACACAAATAAGGGATTGTGGATATTTTATATATCGTCTTTATGATACTCAAGGTTTTTATGGGGTATATAATATTTGTGACTATGTTGCATATAAGAAACCTGTATTGGCTCTCTTAGAATTAAAAACAACAGAGGCAGCATCACTACCTCTTGCCAATATTTCAGAGGGACAATATAATGGGTTATTAAGCGCAGAAAAATATAGTGGAATTGCCAGTGGATTCCTAATTTGGTGGATAAATCGTGATATTACTAAATTCCTATTCGCACATGAGGTTGCAGAAATAGCAAAAACACGAAAATCAATACCACATGATACAGAATATGGAATAACACTAAAAGGAACAAAAAAGTTAAAATATTGGGAATATAACTGGGCTAGGTTTTTTGAGGAGGTAGAAAATGCTCTCATACAACAAAGATAAACAATATATGATTGAACAGGATGCTAAAAGTATAGACGCTATGGTAAATCAAATTGTTGAAGATTCAACGAAAGAACTTGATGAATATATTGAAAACGTAAAGAGAGAGTTAGATGTTGCAGAACTCTCAATAAGTGAAATGAATCTTATTTTGATGAAATTGTGCTCCTATTATTTCTATCTAGCCAAACAACAAGAGATGGTTGGCGTTAGGCAGGATATTGCAACAATATATGAAAAAGAGAAATACAATCTGCATTTTATGGGGGCTGTGGGAACAGTAGCAAGTAAAACCTCTCAGGCAGAAGAAAAAACAAAGGAAGAGAGAGTCATAGCACTTGTATGGGAGAAATCATATAAAATCCTAAAAAACAAATATACCGCTCTAGGAGCATATATTGATGCACTTAAAAAAGTGATAACCTCAAAAATTAAGGAAATGGAACTATCTGGTAGGATGTGATAAGTAGTGAGTAATCTAACAGAAACAATAGATAAAATAAATAAAAGTTATGGATTTAAGATGGTAGGTGGGGCAGAAACAAAACAAAAGAAGTATAGAACATTTCAATCAACTACACCTTCTATATCCTATTTATTTCGCGGAGATATACCAAGAACAACAATACAACTTCTAGGTATGCCAAGTGGGGGAAAATCAACAACTGCATATATGATGTGTGGGCAAGCACAAAAACAATTAAAAAAAGAGTGGCAGGATGAGGTTGATGAACTAGAACAATTAGCTAAACCCAACAAAGAACAACAATTAAGATTATCATACCTAAAAGAACGTGGGCATCAACGTGTTGCTTACCTAGATATTGAGTTTTCAACAACAGAAGAGTGGCTAGAGATAAATGGGGTAGATACAGAAGATTTGATATATATAGCACCAGAAAATCAGACAGCAGAACAATTATTTCAGATTTGCCTTGACTTAATAGCTAGTGATGGAATTGGGCTTATGGTTCTTGATAGCGTACCTGCACTTGTATCATCTCAGTCAATGGAAAAAACAATGATGGAAAAAACATATGCAGGTATATCAGCACCTATGAGTACATTTTGTAGTAAACTATTACCACTATGCAATAAACATAAATGTGGTTTTATATTTGTGAATCAACCACGTCAAGACCTATCTGGTTATAATAGAGTATTATACAATGGTGGTCAAATGTTAAAACACACCATTCAAGTAAATATGTTACTAAAAAAGGGTGCATATATTGATGAAAACTATAATGAACTTAAAGCCCACCCAGAAGAAGCCGCAGGTAACCTAGTTGAGTGTGAGGTATTGAAAAATAAAGCAACAAAACCGGGTAGAAATATGTGCAAGTATACGATAGATTATAATACTGGTATTGATGGAATAAACGATACTATAATTTTAGCTATTGGGTTTGGTATTATAACAAAAGCAGGTGCGTGGCTTAGTATGGGTGAAGAAAAGTGGCAGGGGAAAACAAAATTAGTTGAGTACCTAAGAGAGAATCCAGATGTATTTGATAGTATAAAACAACAGGTAATGGAGATGATAAAATGAAAAAGAAACAACAAAAAATTAAGGTAACAAAAATCATTGACAAAACAAAAGAATTACATGATCACATTAAATCACTAGAAACAAAAGTAGGTAGACCTAAGAGACATAGAAATGTACTACCACTTACAGATTGGCTATATATTACCTGTGATAAAAATGGGTGGATGGTGTGTGAGGATGGTAAACCCATTCTCTATGCGTCAACATTAGATAAAATGCTTATGGTTGCTGCACATCATATGATTAAAGTACCTGCGGATTATACTAAACTACTTAAACATATTATGGATATTGAGAACCTGATTTCTGCACGAATACCAAACAATATTAAGCCTAGGGACTTATTCAAGGAGATGAATGATGATGAGTGAAACAGGTGCTAGTGATAAACAACAACATTATATCAATGCTGCTATGCAACCTATTGAGTTAATGCAGAGATTGTTCTCAAAAGAACAATTTGAGGGATTCCTATTAGGTAATATATTAAAATACTCATTACGTTCTCAATACAAAGGTCAAGAACAATCTGATATAACTAAGAGAAATACTTACGCATATTGGTTACAACTTGCTCGTAAAGGTAAATTGATCGAGCCAACAAAAGATGTTGTTCCTATGAATTTTGTATATAGGGGGTTGTAATGAAAAACAAACAAAGTACACGTTACCACTCAAATTTGCAAGAACAATATGTCGCCAAACAATTAGGTGGGGTAGTACAACCCAACTCAGGAGCTGCAAAATTTTATTCTGGTGACGTGGTGATTCCAGAAACAATGGTGATTGAGTGCAAAACAACCCTCAAATATGACGCTAAATCGTGGTCAATCAAACGTGAGTGGCTTGAACAAAACAATATGGAGAGACTAAACCTAATGTTGCCACACTCAGCTTTGGCGGTGAGCCTAGACCCAACTGGAAAAAACAATATATATGTGATAAATGAACAACTAATGAAATTCTTGGTAAAAAGATTAAGAGGTGAAGAAACAATATGA